TGTTCTCTGGTACTCCGGAAACGTATGCCATAATGATAGTCTGTACTTCGTCTTCCTCTAACTCAGTAGAGATGAATAGTGATGGTTCCTCACATCCAGTGTAAATCCATTCTTTTTTATCTGTATCATAGAAATAAGGAATTGAAAAATTGCAGATATCAGCTATAGATGTTCTCGTGTTGTGAGTTACTATAAAATCATTCATAAGAAATAGATGTTCATCGTTATCAACTGTAAAACAAGTCATATCAACATATTCATCAGTTTCTCTTATGTCTACAATAGATATAAATTTATTTTTATGAATCGCTTTGCCTTTAGATTTTTCAAAATAATCTTTTATCTTATTTACATGTTTAGGTAGTTTGAATAAAGTTAATTTATTTTCTGGATCAGTTTGTATGGTAACTTTATATGCAACGTCTGTAGTGTATTTAGCTCGTTTGTCTTTTACTATTCCAACTACAATGCCTAAACTATGACACAACTCTTCAAATCCTTCTACCATTGCAGAAGAAGTAGTTGAAAAAGTCACCCTGCCTTTTTCTTTTTCTACATTTCCATCTGTATCAAGCAGTCCACATAAAAGCTCTCTTCTTTGCTCTATACTACCTACAAGATAAATATCAGGTATGTATTTCTCATGGGATTTCTTTTGCCACAGTCCAGAAAAATCTTTTAATACTTCTTCTACCCAAACATTTTCATGTCCTTGTTTAATTTGTTCATCAAGAGAATATTCAAAATAATAGCTATAATTATTACTTGGATTCTTTTTAACTTTCCAATTCATAATTTCCCCGATTTTCTTAGGTAAATAATTATCCTCAGACGAATAGCTTAAAGCCTTATTCGTTTTATTATATCTGAAGCTGCCATCCCCTAAGAGTAATCCCATAATATATGGTGGGATACTAAACTGTTTTTCTGGATAGTCAACTGCCTCATTTATAGGCACCCTAAAGTCATAGGCTTTTCCTCTTTTTATTCCTTTATTTATAATTTCTCTTAAAGAAGAAGTATGCAAAGTATGTGAATCCCATCTATTGTAATAAGACCATAAATGTTCATCACAGCATCTTGCTATTCTTCCATCAGAAAATGTTACTTCAAATATTTTTTTCTTTTTAGGTTGAGGATATACTCCAATTACTTTAGTTGGCTCACCTTTGCGATCAAATAAATAATCTCCTATTTTTATATCTCCGACTCTTCTTTTCCCAAATGGGGTGGGGATAAGAGTATCATTAGGTATTGCTTTGCCACCACCACTATCTGCCGATCTTAAATATACTTTCTTATGTCTTGCCCCTCTAGCAATAGTAGTCATCATAGGGCTCTGTAAAGGTATTCCAAACTCTGGTTCTTCTTTCAATCTTTCTTTCAGTTCTTTCATTCCCTTACCGGCAAGCTGACCCCTTCTCGAAGAATCCATTCCATAGAGCATTTTTGCTTTCGTAATGAGCAGATCCTCTTCTTCCAGAATCATATCATTTATTGAAGTTGCATCTAATTTAGCTGCTTGCTGTTCTTGTCTGCTAGGATCAATGATTGTTTGATCATAGATGTTCCTTATGTCTACTCCACATGAATCCCAATATCTTAAAAGACTAAATTTCTTCAAGCGTTCCAGGTAGTAACTAAAATTTTCCAATTCAGCCAAACGAATGGCATCGTCACAATAATCAATTCCTTGATTATCATTGAAAATTTTATATTGTTTCTCATATCTTGAAAGAAAACTATCTATAGCAAATGTATCTATAATCTCTACCCCTTGGTTGTAGAGGTTATACACACATGAAAATAATATTGCGTAAAATTGTTCTTCTTCAAAGTCATACTGTGTAAGTGTGTATTCTTCCAAAAGGGAAGGTTTCTTCATAATACATCCTAAACATTGAAGAGTGGCGTGTTTGTCAATTAACATATTCACTCCCCTATTTTGCTTATATCAATCAAATCTACATTTTTCTTTTTAGGTGATACTTTTATATACTTCTTTTTATAAATCTTATCCAAATCTACTTTTGAAGGTTCTATACTGTCTAGCTGTGCATAAAATGCCTGAGCTTGGTCATAATACCAAGGAATTAATCCAACAATGTCACTATCTTCATCTTTCCTGGCTTCTAATCCAACTATAGAAAAACAATATTCT